GCTGCAACGACTGCGCCAGCTGCGACAGCTGCACCATCTGCGACCGCTGCAACTACTGCGCTAACTGCACCAGCTGCACCAACTGCGACCGCTGCAACTACTGCGCTAACTGCACCAGCTGCTCCAGCTGCGCCAACTGTAACCACTGCGCCAGCTGCGACAGCTGCACCAACTGCGACAGCTGCACCAGCTGCGACAGCTGCACCAGCTGCGACAGCTGCACCAACTGCGACCGCTGCAACTACTGCGCTAACTGCACCAGCTGCTCCAGCTGCGCCACTGTAACCACTGCGACAGCTGGAAAGCTAACCCTATGTTATATGTAACCTCTAGAATAGGTTCTAGAAATGCTCAAACTTATTTTTATTTTGATGCAACTCGTACAGAAGTTATATGTGGTTGTTGGTCAGGTGACTTACCAGCTTTCGAAGAAAGAGCCAACACGGTATATGGTGGTACAGACAATAAGTACGGTAACCAATACAGAGAAGCTATTAAGACTGTAAAGTTACTGATGGAAGGAGCGAATAAATGACGCTAGATTTGGCTGAAAAAGTATTACAAAACAACTTAGATATGTTTAATAAATATTCCGGGAAACCGGTTAAAGGGGGTAAAAAGAAAAAGAAAGAAGACGAAGCTCAGCAGATATTACCGGGTTTTCTCCTGGAATACCATAAATAAAAGGAGTATAAAGAATGGATTTAAGCATTGATATTTTACAGGAATGGGGAGCTTGTAGTGATGGTAGATATTGGTTTATAACCCAAGAGGAAACTAATCACATAAAACTAGTAGAAAAACTAATCAAGCAGGACAAAATATTCTGGGCGCACTGGCTGATCTCCAGAACTTTAGGATTTATTGGGGGAATAAAATACGTCGTATACGTAGCCAAAACGGTATTATATCTTTACGAATCAGAATACCCAAAGGACTTTCGTCTACATAAAATTGTAGAATTGGCAGAAGGGGTTACTTACCCAGATATTTTAAATGCTATTAAAGAATCGCTTAATGCTATAGCTAAACCGCTTTTTGATCTCACCTGCTCTATTACTAATATAGCTTTTATGGACAAAAACTATGCAGCTTCTGGAGTTGCCCAAGTGGTTTCCTGTGTCTGTAGAGCGCTAATGGATAACGAGTACCGTATATGGTGTATATACCGAGAAGCTTTATATTCGGTGGATGCTTTAGTTAGTTATATGGGCGATATCAAAGAGCGTGATACGCATAAAAAGCAGCATCTAAAGAGATATATACAGTATGGGCTTGAGCTCCTGAAGGAGGAAGCTAATGCAAAGTGAAAGCGGTTATCATTTCATTTCATCGTTTTTGTCATGCCAGCAAAAGTTCTATTGGGAATATATAGAAGGATTAGTCCCTAAATACCGGTCTAAATCCTTACTATTTGGCGACTGCATCCACAAAGCACTGGCGGAATATTACAGCGCAACTAAGGGAGGAAACAAGTGGCTAGATTGCGCAAATATTGCAATAGAGAAGTTTCTATCCAGCATGAGGGAGCTACATGAAGAGTATCAGTATGAAGAGGACTATTTAGCTGATTTATCTAAGGGAATTGTACTTTTACAAGAGTATTCCATCTCGACAGAACATGACCAAATAATACAGTACAACCTTGAAACAGAAGTATATAAAGAATTAACTTTGCCTTCCGGGAGGGTATTAACCGGAAATATTGATTTAATTGTCGGGTCTAACCCTCCAGTAATTTATGACCACAAAACTACTGGGTGGAGTATTTCTCTATCACTACAGAGCTTAAGAATGTCTAACCAGGCCACCACATACTTATCACTATGCCCACAAGCATCCCATATGGTATATAACATTCTATATCAAAAAGAAAGCAAGACAGTATTCCACCGGGAGATAGTATACCGCACAGCTGATGACCTCCAGAAATGGATAATTCAGGCAGACGCTATTCTCGGTACAATATCGGCTAATGTAGGAAAATCCCCGGACAGCTGGTGGAGAAACGATAAAAACTGTTTCGCATACAACCATGTGTGTGAATACATAGATTTATGCAAAGGGGGAAAAAGTACAATAGGATTTAAATATAGGGGAGAAAGAAAATGATAACATTATTAAATGGTTATTATGTAGATGATAACAATAACCGCTGGAATTCTAGTATCTATACTCTAGATCAAGCAGCAGAAGACTCTGCTACACTAATCAACTGCAACCGCTGCACAAACTGCGCTAACTGCTCCAGCTGCGACAGCTGCACCAACTGCGACCGCTGCGACAATTGCAACCACTGTAACCACTGCACCGACTGTGGCAGCTGTAACTACTGCACCAGCTGCGACAGCTGCACCGACTGCAACAGCTGCAACTACTGCGCCAGCTGCGACAGCTGCACCAACTGCTTTAGCTGTACTACTTGTCGCCGTATTAGTAGCTGGAAAGCTAACCCTATGTTATATGTAACCTCTAGAATAGGTTCTAGAAATGCTCAAACTTATTTTTATTTTGATGCAACTCGTACAGAAGTTATATGTGGTTGTTGGTCAGGTACTCTAGAAGACTTCGAGTCTAGAGTCAATAGAGTATATGGTAAAAAGTCTCCATATAGAAAGCAATATCATAAGTACATTAAAATAATGAAATCTATAATAAAAGGAGTGAATAAAAGATGACTGAAGGAACAATACAACCAGGGGCAGTTCCGTGTATTAACTGCCTGGTGTACGGGCCACCTAAGTCTGGTAAAACGAGGTTTGGATACAGTTTTCCTGATCCATATTTAATCGTAACAGAAAGACCACCAAACGGACTTATCTCAGATAAACCGATCCCCTATGTTTGGGTTCACACGTACGCTGAAACACGACAAGTGCTGACTGAAATAAAATCCGGTTCCCGGGCAGCTAATGCAAAATCCATCATTTTGGATTCGGAATCCGATATGACGGATATGGTAAAAGCAGCTGCTCTGCAATCCACTGGGGAAAAGAAACTATCCTTCAATTCCTGGGGATTAGCGATTGATTATCTTCGTGAGACTATAAGAACGCTCGTTAGGGATATAGGAACGAAAAGGCATGTATGTGTAATCGCCCGCTCTCAGCTTGACAAGGACGAAGTAACCGGAGCGATTACTGGATCTCCAGAAACCATTGGTAAGTTTTCCCAGGCAATAGGGGGGCAGTTTGATTTGTTGTTCTTTTCTGAACAATATATAGACCCTCAGGGAAAAAAGCAGTGGAGACTCCACACCAGTACTTTTAAAAACTGGTTTCACGCAGGGGACGGTTTAGGCGGCTTTCTTAATAATGAAGAGCCGAATGACTTTAATGTAATTTACGCTAAGATCTGTAAAGGGTCTGAGGCTAAATTAAAGAACAAATAATTTTTAATAGGAGGAATATTTTATGGAAATTTACATTCCAGGTTTACCAGAAGCAGCAGCCAGCACAGGATTTCAGTTACCAGATCCGGGAAGATACACCCTACGGATTATGGGGATAGAACAAACTCCGGATATAGATAAGCCGAAATTGGTGGTTACCCTCTTTGTGGTAGACGGCCCACAGCAGCGGAACATCGTAAAAGAGAATGGTAACAACTCCCCGGTAGGGATGCAGGTAAAAGAGTTTATTCCGTTACAGAAAAGTTGCGCCTGGAGGTCTAAAAATCTATTAGTTGCTGCAGGAGTACTTTCCCGGGATGACGAAGTTACTACAAAGTTTGACCCTGAAGCAGTAATCTCTCAGATAGTAACCGCCGACATCACCCACCAGGAATACAACAATAAAATGCAGGCGAATTTTAAGTACATTTTTTAATTAACCAGGTGTTCAGGAGTGGCGGAATTGGTAGACGCAAGGGCGGGCAGTTTCCCCTCGTTGCACGTTACTGCCTTTGCTATCTATGATAGCGAAACAAGGCGAAACACGTATTGCAGGTTCAAATCCTGCCTCCTGAAAACAATAATTTTAATGGAGGTAAAGAATGAGTCATTTTACAGTTTTAGTAATTGGTAAAAATGTAGAGGAGCAATTAGCACCATACCAGGAGGGAGTATTACCAGGCCAAGAGGTAGAAAACCCTAACGCTAAATGGGATTGGTATGGGATAGGAGGAAGGTGGAATGGGTTCTTTAAACTAAAGAAAGAGCTAAAAGGAGAGGCTTCTGTTGGAGCCCCAGGAGCGCTCAGAAAATCCCGCGAAGATTATTCTGGAAGAGCAGATCAAGCCTTAAAGTGCGATATAGACTTTGAGGGAATTAGAGAGGACGCTGGAAAAGAGGCTGGGGACCGTTACGACACAGTAGTAAAAATCTTTAATGGGAGGATACCAAAAATACAATTCCTTTGGAAAACAATAATGGATGAGGACAACCCACAGTTTAACCATATGTCAAGAGACGAACGAGTGAAATTTTACTGGGGGCAGAGCGCTCTTATAGAGTTAAAAGAAACAAGAGAACACCTCAAAGGGCTTTCTAAAGAGGAAGAAGAGTTACTTTGTTGGTTCGACTTAGATGAATATCAGGTAATCCGATATGAGTATGTAGAACTTGCAAAAAGGTACGCAATATCCACTTTTGCAGTGGTAAAAGACGGAAAATGGTATGAGCAGGGGCAGATGGGGTGGTTCGCTTGCGTCTCTAATGAAAAAGATCAAAGTTCCTGGGAAGAAGAGCTTGAAGATATACTAAATACTGTCCCAGAAGATGAGTGGTTAACCCTTGTAGACTGCCATATTTAATTGCTACAAATCCCTCGTTGAGGGAGTATATTATTAAGTTATGATTTATGAGAGGAGTTATAGAAAAGGTAGTTTTGTTGATTTCTACCTGAGTATATAGCTCCTTTCTTTTAAAGGAGAAAGGCTATGATAAGTAGTGGTTCTGGGTTTGATTATACTGATTATATTATTGAATGTGACTGCTGCGGGAAAGAAGCTCCCTGTATCTTTGATAGTTTTGGGGAAGCCGTTCAGTGGAAAAAGGATAAAGATAATAGATGGAAATCCAGGAAAACCAATCATGGGTGGGAAGACCTTTGTCCGGAGTGTAGTGAGGCTAAAAAATGAAAGAGATTAAGAAAAGAGTAATAATAGTTTCTCAGAAAGAGATTCTTAGAATAGTAGTAGACTACCTCGGTATAAAAGGAAAATGCGAAGTAGTGCCCACCATTTCAGCACCTGATAATTCAGCTTTAATTATAGTAGAAACCGTAAATGAAACTGATATTCAGGTTAGTGAAGCTGAAGCTCAATGTGAAGAGTCTACTCAAAAAAGTCTAAAAGTGCTTAGGGAAACCTTTACATGCAAGGACTGTAAGGATCGCTCTATAGATTGCGGCGAAGCACAGGAAATCTGCAGGTATTTTATTATGAAGAAATAAAGGAGTACAATATGGAGTTTTATTTAAAAGGAATAGAAAAAGAAGAGCAATCGGTAATCGTCTCTTCCGAATATAATGACGAAGGCGCATGGATACCTTATGAAGATATTTGTAAAAAAGAAGACCCATCTACATATAATAAAGCAATTTGCGGAAATTGGAAACCCAACGACGTGAGTACGGATTCAGAAATGCTAAAAGAAGAACAACCCATTACAAAATATAAAGTAGGGGATGAAGTATATATAGACTCCAGCTCTTCTTACGAGCACTGGAGAAGGAGATACTATGGGAAAGTTACAAGGATAGAGAGAATATCGGACTCTATACCAGGAATGCCATATTTATTAGAAAATGTCCCTAGTTTTTGGAGCGCTGATCTCTTAGTACCAGCCCCCGGAAGCAAAGACCCGGGAAAATTAGAAATGATTTCTGAAAAAAGCTTCTCAGAAATAAAGATTGGAGACTATGTGCTCGTTTGCTCATATATAGATAGCAATATTTGGTGTGTTTTTAATCACGAACTTTGTGGAAAATGGTGGAAAGTTAATAACCGGAGCAGCCATGGTCTCCAGATAGGGAAGGAAACACAAAAGTTGGTTGGCAGAGCTAATGTAGTAATTGCTTATAAGTCGGTGGTGCCAGATGGTATTTGACAGCAGATGCAATAACTGTCCGTTTAAAGACTATAGCAAAGTACCTCCTCAGGAAAATCCATACGCTAAAACCGCCTTAATCGGGGAAGCTCCTGGGGCTACTGAGGAGAAATTTGGAAAGCCTTTCGTAGGAGGAGCAGGTAATGTTTTAAACATGCTGTTATCCTCCTCCTACTTAGACCGGTCTTCCTGCTACATAACTAATGTTTTAAAGTGCCGCCCTCCAAATAACGACATAGACTCTAATGAGGCGAGAGAAGCTATCAACATCTGTGTAGCATACCTATATGAAGAATTAGATAAGCTACATTACCGAAACATAATAGTAGCATTAGGCGCTAAAGCTTTAGCTGCTCTCGGCGTAACCCATAAAATCACACAGGTTAGGGGTACAATAGTAGATAGCAACCGGTGGGGAAAAATAATCCCCACCTACCACCCTGCATACTTAATGCGACAGTGGCACGAATACATTACTTCGGTATATGATTGGAAAAAAATAAAAAGGTATAGCGACGGCTGCGAACCTTCGGTTATTGAAGAGCGGTTCAACTTATACCCAACCATAAACCAAATAGAAATATTCGTGTTACAAATATTACAAAGAGCACAAACTACTCATGTAACTATCGGCCTTGACATTGAAACCTTTGAAGAACACCCTATGCTATCCCCAATAAAGATCGTAGGAATTGCTGTAGACAGTGAAACTGCTATCACCATTCCATTCATTACCCAGTCTGGTAATTTAGCCTGGTCTACGAAAGACGAGCAACTAAGAGCTATCATGGCGCTTGGTAGTCTATTAGAGCACCCTAACATCACAAAGATGATACAAAACTCCTTATTCGACTTACTTGTGTTAGCTAGTTTGGGCTTTGAAATATCCGGTCCAGTATACGATACTATGCTTGCCCACATGCTTATATACTATCCGGCGCAGCACTCATTAGCATACTTACTTTCTATTTATGCAGACTATCCAGCCTGGAAAACTATCAATGACAATTCAGACATAGGTTACCGAAGATATAATAGCAGGGATGCAACAGTACTCTTTATGATAAAAGACAAGCTGGATAAGGACATGTTTGACAACAATGTTCTACATTTATTCAAAACAGATATGAGCATTATTATTCCTACAATAAGAATGATGTTAAATGGTATCCTAATAGACACCGCAAAACAGAAAGAAGTTGAACGCAAACTAAAATCAGACGTAGATAATTCTGTGGCAGTCTTAAGAGAGTTAGCCAATCACCCTGGCTATAATCCTAACTCCACCGCTCAAACTGCCTGCATCTTATTTGACAGGATGAAACTAATGTCAGATGTAAAAACAAAAGGCGGAGGAGGGCGCTCTACTGCGGAAGATGTTCTTAACCGCCTATCGCTTCGCTACCCAGAAAACAGGTTCATAGACGCCTTACTTGAACATAGAAGCCTGCAAAAGATGTATTCAACTTTCTCTAATCCTCCTACTATAAATGGCAGAGTCCACGCTATCTACAAACTACGGCCAGTCACAGGAAGATACTCTACTGAAAACCCTAACATACATGCCTTACCGACAAAAACAGCAGATAGCCAGGGATACATAAAAGAAATGTACATTGCTTCCCCCGGCCACGTAATATTTAAGGTAGACTACTCCCAAGCAGAGATTGTGTGCTTTGCGATTATAGCTGGAGACGAACGATGGGTAGCGGCAATCGCAACAGGAGAGGATATCCACCGATTAAATATGGTAGATGTAATTGGGATATATAACCCTTTATTCAGAAGGTTCTTTAAGGAATTCTTTTTCGGCCTAATGTACGGAAGTAAAGGGTTCGCTATTAAAAAGAAAGCCCCCAAAGAGCTGATTAAAATTATAGACATTGACTTAGTCATTCCTAAGTTTATTAGCGTTCATCCTGCCCTCCCAGCCTATTGGAGCCGAATAGAGAAAAGCATTAAAGAGACCCGAAAAGTAGTAGGAGAGTTCGGAAGAATCCGTTATTTTGCTGGTAATATCACAGAAGCAGAGCTTAGAGAGGGGATAAACTTTCCTATTCAGAACTGTGTTTCAGAAATCATGAAGCTAAAGTTAGCAACTCTCAATAGAGAATTAGATTTATCTACAGTAAAGCTAGTTATGCAAAAACACGATGAATTCATTTTTGATATTCCGGAAAACTTACTTGAGCCCTCTGCTAGAATAATTATAGAAATCATGAACGAAAAAGTAACCTCTCAAACCGGTAAAACTTTCCCACTAAAAGTATCCAGCGAGTATGGAAAAGACTTACTAAATACAATTGCTTATGAAATGAAGGAGTAACTTAATGATAAAACAACTATCCGACGAAGTAGAGCTACGGGAATATATGCCGAAAAAAGGTTTCCTGGCTGATTACATGTCCTATTCAGATGAGATAGAAAGCCCAGGTAGTTTTCATTTTTGGGTAGCAGCTACAGTAGTTTCGGCAGTACTCCAAAGACGGGTATATACACTAAGGCGCAATAAAAAAATCTATCCAAACCTATACACAGTCTTAGTAGCCCCATCCGGAATATGCAGAAAAACAGAAGCTATCCTTTCTGGGATGGATCTAGTAGAAGGATTCTCCTGGCTTAACGTAATAGCGGACAAAACATCCCCAGAAGCCTTATTAGAAGCTCTAATGAAAGGAACTGCCCAAGTTGCCAGCGGCTCAGGAATGATAAATCTATACAGCGATTCTATAGGCTTGATTCGTGCACCAGAATTATCAGTCTTTCTAAACAAGTCTTCCTACAACCAGGATATCGTTAGTTTATTAACTGATTTATTTGATTGCCGAGCAGAGTTTAAATACATCACTCGTAACAAAAAGCCAATCTTACTAAACAACATTGCTGTGCAGTTTTTAGGAGGGACTACCCCAGAGTGGTTAGCAACAAACCTACCAGAGGCAGCGTTTGGAGGCGGGTTTATGTCCAGGTTTATTTTTGTAGTAAGGCACCGAAGGGATAGAGCTAATGGAATAGAAAAGAACGCTTCTGAAAAGTACGATAAAATGGCACAGCAGCGTATAGAACTAAAAACAAAGCTTTTAAAAATCCACTTAGACTCTTTAGGAGAAATTATAATGTCTGACGAAGCCATAGAATGGTACAACCCCTGGTACTATAATCTCTGTGAACATCCCCCAGTAGTTGATTCCAACCTAACCGGATTCATAGAACGAAAACCAACTACTCTTATAAAGCTAGCAATGATATTAGCGGTTTCCGAAGAACGGATGGCTATTACTAAAGAAGACCTTATCACCGGACTTAAATTATTAGACTGGGTAGATGAACGAGCTTTCGACGCTTTCCGCCACGTTGACTTATCGCATCTTGGCAGAATAAAGCTAAAAATAATTGAGCTTTTAACACTAGCTGGAGGTAGAATTTCCCGGAGGGAAGTACTCAGAAAAATAGGAGGGCAACTTAACGGAATGGCCGACTTAGAAACCATACAACAACTAATGGAACAATCCGGGGAGCTTATAGTTGCTGCTACAACCAACCCCGGGAAACAGTCTATAATGTATTATTTACCAAAGAAGGAGGAGAAAGAGAATGGCAAACAATAACGATAAGCCAGAAAGCCCTGAGAACAGAGTTAAATGCTTTCTCTGTAACAACTGGGTAAAAGCGGTTGTGTGCAGAAAAGAGTTATTCTATTTAGGAGAAGAAAACGTCTGCCCTACCTGCCGTCAAAAGCTTTTAGACAGGGATAGAGTAGACGCAGATACCCTTAAAGTAATGGAGAGGCTTGATGCGGAAAGAACTTAAAAACCCTGTGCGGGTAAATGTCAACCTAGAAGGGGAGTAGTGGACGGCCTTTAAAAAAAGAGCCAAGCTATCCTTATCAAAACTTTTACGAACAAGTATGAGGATATATCTTGACTCTTTATCTAAAAAATAAGTATATTATAGCACTGTATTTATTATTCTTTTCATTCTTTCCCCTTTTATAGGGAGGCACCCTTGCCTCCCATTATTATTTAATAATATTATAGTTTAATCCGGTATTTTTCTGCTCTTTCCTTCCTCCTAATCTATCTTCTAAACTAACCCTTATTGCGGTGAACTGCTTATGTAGCTTCCAGGGGGGAGCGATTCCCCGCTCTAGCATTGTCTTTATCTTCCTAACTGTTTTTCTGTCTTCTTCAGCTAGCTTATCTTTGTTTTTATCAACAAAGTTAACTTTTTTAAGTAGATTTTCTTCCCACATTTCCATAGTCTTTACCCCTTTTTTAAATTGTCTTTACGCAGCAGACTTTTTAGCAACTCAAGCATCTCTTCTGCATTTTTTAACCATTCTTTTTTATTTACTGAAAAATAAACTCTAAACCACGGACTCCCTATGCCACATCCTACTCTACCTACTGTTGCATAATCTAATGGACATTTTCTACACTTACAACTAAATAAGGAGCATAATGGGCAGCTTTTTCCAAACCAGTTCTCCCCAATTTTATTCATCATTTCTACCCCTATTTTTTGAGAATTCCTCCACTCTTTTTGAGTTCCCATCCAGAAAATCATTCTTTTCCAATGGTCTATAGATTTTTGTATTGCTACCTTTTCTTTTCTCTTTATAAGAAGCTTTTTAATAGCTATTTTCTTTTTAAGGAGAGCTCCTTTCCATTTTTGGAGATTTTTTAATAAGCTTTTTAGTACTGCAAGGAGTTCTTTCGCATTAGCTATCCACATCTTTATATTAGGGGCATTTGCTACCCTTACCCATAAAGTATTTGGGCTTTCTATACAGGCTTCCCGCGCTTTTTTTAGTGGACAGTCTCTACATAGAAATGTCTGGCATAATGCGCAGAACTCTCCATACCAGGTTTCTCCTATTTCATCTAACATCAGTACTGATGTAAGTATTGTTGTTGTTGAACCGCTATTATATTTATTTTCCATCCAGGAGATCATTCTTTCCCAGTGAGCGATGGACTTTTTTATCGCCCATTTTTTTAGAATAATCCCTTGTATTCTAAAAAGTATTTTTTTCCATTCCGGCGAAAATCTATCTGCTTTTATCATAAGTATTCTCCTTTACCAAACTTTATATAGTTCTTTAAGAACTATTAACATTTCATTAGCGTATTCCAGCCATTCCTTCCAGGAAGAGGACTTTGTTACATCTTTCCATAGAGTGTCCATGCGGAAATTATCACAATATTCTCCGATAGTATACAGTGGGCATGGTATACATTTTTTATCAAAACTGTTTATTGGGAAGATGTTACAAAGAGGACAGAATTCCTCACTCCAATTTTCCATGATATTAACTTGCATTAGAATTCTATCTGGGGCTTCCGCCGGGTCTAACCGTTTGACGAAGGATATCATCCTTTCCCAGTGAGCGACAGAGCTCTTAAGCGCCTTTTTTATATTTTTTCTACTTTTCATGTATTTCCTCCTTTTGTTTTAACAGCTCCTTTATTTGGCGTAACTCTAATAGTATCGCCTGAGCTGTATTTTTATAAAAGTTTTCCTCTTCTACAGACAAGGCGTTTTTTAGCTGGAAGCAAGCAGCAAACTGCTGAGCGATTGCCCCGCATTTAGAGCACGTTCCTTTCTCTATCTGGTTCCAGGTTTCGCACCGCCCACACTGCCACTTAATGCCATGAGCAGGTAACTTCATGTTAATTAACCCTCCTTTTAAGACGTTCTATTATTCCACTTATCTTGCATTTTTTTGACTTTTTGCATTTTTTTGACTTTTTTCTTTATCCAGTTTACAATTGAGGTAGGATGCTTCGGCATGTATAAATTGCCTTTAATCTTTTTTATGCTAATGCAGTGCATTATTCTAATGTAGGTAATAATTACCTCTTCCCAGGGACTTTTATCGGACTCCCCTATTAAAACGTATTTTTTACCGTTTATAGTTATTTTATTTTCAGCTTTATTTTCCATCTGTTGCTCCTTTTATAATTATGTAGCCGGTTTCTACAACTAAAATACCGATAAGGCTATAGATAATTATATCAGTTACCTTTTTGTTGGTTTCTAACTGCTTCTTTAAGGTTATCGATTGCGTAAGTAAGTACTTTGACTCCCTCCTCAATCCGATTAATCCCGCTTGCAGCTCGGTTATAGTTAAGCTCTGAATCATTAACTGCCTTTTTGATTGTTCTTTCAATGTCTCTATTGTTATCTTTGAGTCTTCCTGCGAGCTTTTCACTTCGTTCAATCCTTGCTGTATTAAGTCGGTTCCTGTTAATAATATCTTCAAGAGTTCGCTCCCCAACATCAAAGGCTCTGCCTGGGTACTCATTCCCAACAATAGCATTACGGTTATTATTAAAAATAATTTCATGTGTAAATACTCCTCCTAAAAACCCTAAAATTAAACCGACTATAGCGCCGGTTATTATCCATTTAACTTTCCCTGCTTCTTTTAATGCTTCGCTCATTTCTTACGCCTCTTTAAGTTATAAAGCGCATCTTCAATGTCCTCCCAGGATATCCCGTAATCTGCACTCTGTTGGTTATGCACATCCTTTAGAATACTTTCTGCTTCCAGCTTAGTTACTTCCATTCCGATTCCTTTTGCCGATTTATATACGTCATCTATTACCCATAAACCAAAGGCTATTTCTTCATCATCCGGAATGCTGTCTAACAGTCTTATTAGCTCTTTTTTAGTTGCCATTCTTTATCCCTCCTTTTGGATACTCCGGACGGAACTCTATTTAAATCACTCATAATTTCACTCCTCAAAGTTGATTTCATCTAATACTTTTTGTCGCATGTTCTCTATATAAATACGCGCATGTATTTTTCCCCCTATTTTTAAAATTTCTATAAATTTGTCTAGCTCCTCTAAATTTTCTATTTTATCTTTCTTTCCTCCCACATTGCAAAAAGTTGGTATAATTGGGCTGATATGTGGTTCTATTAATCTAAACGACTTATCCCATATTTCAAAAACAAAATTCTTATAACTAATTTTTTTTACTCAAAGCGGACTCCTCCCGAAATTCGTGACAGTAGTCAGTATCGGCACAGTCACGAGCAAACCAGTTTATAACTCCTTTAACTCCTTTTCTAATCTAAAAAGCCCATCTCCGGAAAAAGTTTTTACTAATTCTAATAATGTTTCATTTTCCTCTTTTGTTAAGTTCATCTCTATCCTAATTAACGGAACCCTTTCTCCATGTGCGTTCATATATGATACATAAATGTCATCTATGACACATGTCTCCTTATTAAGAGTCCAGAGTTCATCTCTGACTCTCTCTATTTCTGATAGTACTTCTTTTCCTTTTATTACTTGTTCTTCTGTCATAATTCTTTTACTCCTTTTTATGTTTTTAAAAAAGCCCTTGGTGCTCCATTGCAATATTACATGGATTCCGGGGGGCTTTCCCAATAAACTCTATTCCGCCATAAACAAGCGGAAAATATATCCAGTTTTTTCCCCAAGCGGTAAACGGCTTTCCGGATGGGGCGTTTTCTTTAGTATTAAGCTCCTCCCATAAAGTTTCTACTTTCGGATAGCAGATTAATTCATGAAAGTTTTCCCCATCCTCTTCACATTGCTTTTTTAGCTCATTATACCAAGTCATTAGCTTTCCTTTTTAACCATTTTAGGAATTTTCGTAAAAGCCGTTCTCGGTATTTTACGCCACTTTTTAAATTCCTCTAAAAGCGCCTCGGCCATACTTTTAGGGTCTTCGTGCTTAATAATTGCTTCTATTGCTCTTTCAAAGTTATCTTTCATTTCTTCTATGGTTATTTCTTCTTCATCGGATAAGCAAGAGCACTTATCTACGGTGTATAATGGCATGTTCCAATGTTTACCTTCTGGAGCTAGCTTGCAAGTTAGTTCTTTCAAGCAGTTTTTACAGGTTAATTGTATGAGCATATTTGCCGCTGTTTCTCTTTTATCTTCCATAATTTACTCCTAAAGCAGGATGTCCTTTCCTGACTATATAAATACGCGCATGACCTACGCCGCGTGGGTTCCATTTACAGCTCTTGCACTCATATACTTCCCTTACTTTTTTTTTGCATCGCTCCGAGATTTTACCCAGGTATAGACTTTTTCTCTGTCTTCGGGAGTGCAAGCCCAAGCTGCATAACTTTTTCCACCTTTTGCTCCCCCCCAACCACTCATAACACTGTCTGTCATTATTATTAAATAGTTATGGGTAACTTTTTCTTTATCTGTTCTGTTGTCTTTTAATTCCATTATTTAACTCCTTTTATACTAGCTATACTAGGTTAGATAAACTTATTTTTAGTAAGACAGCTTTATTCCCTTCTCTTACTCCTATGATTGCGTAAGACTTTTCTACAAAAACGGAAGGTATTTTCTGCCCCCAATCCGCTTTTAAATGCTTAAATACGGATAAAACTCTCTTTCTTTGCTTTATCTCTTTAATTACTTCATTTATTTTATAATTTGCTGCTGTTGCTGATATTGTCATATTCACTTTCTCCTTTTATAATTATTTTATTCTATAGTTCACCACGCGGTACTCCAAATTCATCATAGGGGTCAAACCGCTGGTATCTATCACGTTTCCATTCCTGCATATCATTTTCATATTCCCAGGCCATTTCAATTTCTATTCCTATTTCCTTTTCAGACTTTTTTTCAACTGCGAATTCGTGTAAACACTTAGTACAAACCATTGATATAAATTTTGTATATTGCATTTTATTGCAATTTTTTGATCCGCATAGCGGACATGATATGTTACCCATTATTACACCATAACCTTACAAGATATTTTGGGTTTACAAACCAGTTATCGCCGCTGCTGATTTTACGGCACTTTTCTCCCCCCTCACTGGTTACCGGATAGGCTACTAAACCCCGACCATCGCGGACGGCGATTGCTAATTTTTCCAGCCATTCTGGGATTACAACAACAATATGGCCTGATTTTCCTGGATTTCTGTTTTTTGCAGAAATAATGCAGACAGCATTTTTGTTTGCTAAATGCTGAAGAGCTGTGAAATTTCTAATTTCAGACCATCCAAAATCTGTACCGTAATCTAACAGCCACTTAAACAGTGCATTAGCGTTCAATTTGCGGACAGTCCCACCTTTTTCAACAGGGCCGAGAATTGCTTTTTCCGGAAACGGATGCCCGTTTTGAATAACAGAGTTGTTCCAAAAAACGGATGGGAGATAAACTCCACGGGCTGCACAGTAATCCCCCACATAACAATCACAGTGGGTTGCGCCTGCTGCCGGCTGATAACGGGCACTATGTTCAACATCGAGATAGTCGAGCAAATTATAGATTTGCCTTCTGTCTTTTGGCCAATAACCAAAATTTGAAAACAGCGGAAAACCCTGCAACCCTGGATAGTCCAAAGTTGCCTTGGGGTTTTTCTCTAGATAAATTCTTGGGATTTGCATTTTAAACTCCTTTAATTTTTATATCGCAAATATCCTTATTTTTTGCCCGTTCGCCTGCTGTGTAGCAGTTGCCTGGGGATCGCACCGCATAGAGGTGGACAATTGCTCCCCAACCCAGCCAGGCCGAAACACCGGCTGGGCAGTTGTTTGGAGGGCAACTTACGTATTGCTGTCCTCGTACCGGCAATTACAGCCGGTTTCGTCTTTGGCCATGATGCGGCCACAAAAATGGCACGTAATCTGGACACTATCGTCGATAACAGGTTCTTGGCACTCAAAATCCTGTGGGAGTTTTTCCAATTCCGTCGATTCGTCGCTAATTAATTCTTTCCGGGTACCAGAAAGAAAATCCTCTACATCGCCATCAATATAGACGGAATTTTTCTTTGCCTCGGTTTCCACTTCAGCAGCCATTTTTTTGATTTCATCATCAGTAGTGGAGGCGGAAATATTTTCCCGGGCATAGTCAGACAAATAATCGTCTATCGCCCACACCTCTCGGGTATCCTGGTACGCCTCAATTTCGCCCGATTCTAGGTCGTACTCCTCCAGGGGCAAAAAATCCGTCCAGTTTTCAGTGACATATTTTTGCGCGGCGGCTAGGGAGGCAAATTCCCCGTGGGCGCTCTCGTAGCAGTCATTGGTTGTGCCCAGCCAACCAGAGATTTTTTCCTCATGGGATTGATTGGTTGTCCCGGGGTGATCCTGGATTATTACGATTTTGTTCAGGGGCTCGGCATTCGGGCTGACGTTTTCCCGGGAAATTACGTAATATTTTTTGTCATTGACAGTTTCCGGCTGATTAGGCTCGTCAACCCATTCCAGATTCCAGCAATCTGCTCCCCATGCACGAGCAGCAGCAGATTTAGCCAGTCCGATTGTTAAGCCGCCGATTTCAGTATCCTCAATCTCCCCATTATAGTCAGAAAACCAGGTATAACGATCCTCATCCGGAGATGCTTTTAATACAAGATCAACCCTGGCACCGTCGATTGTATTGTGATTTATTTTAGCTCTTGATAATATTTTTTCCATCTTGTCCTCCCTCACTCCAAAAATGAATTATCCCAGAGAGCCTGGGAATTTTCGTCCGCTTCCAGTTCAGCGGAATCCTCGGCGAGGAGGTCGGTCAATATGCCAACCCTCTCGCTCAGACACAAACCCTGCTGTGCCAACCAGTTTCTCACAGCGGAGACAGCCTCCGCTCTATCCATATTTCTCAATTCCCTTTCCATTTTTTCCTCCTTATTCGGATTTTCCCATTTCGTCCTCCCCTTTTTGGGTATAGTACACACTATATTACATTTGTTATTTTTTTTGCAATATCAAAAATGATAGTTTTATCCTTTTTTTTGAGTTTTTTAGGCGGTTTTAAGGGGTTTTCGTTAGGCGGTGAATGTCAGTAATTGTCAGTGGTTTTTACTGACAATTATAACTTGTTATGGTATAAGGATTTATTTTATGCTTTCCTCAAAAACCTAACCGCCGAACACTACGGTAAACGCGTTAGGTGGAGGTTAATTGCTTATGGGATATAGAGTTATAACTGTCAGTAATTGTCATGACAATTAGGTAGTTATGCGATAATTTTGTTTTTGTTAATTTGTTTTGGTATAAGCAATTAAGCTGCAAAAACCTAACTTTGCGTATGTGTCAAGAAAAACAGGTGTCAGTCGTCTCCTACTATATATGCCTAATAGTGTATTATTTATTATACAGGTTTATATATGTTTAATTATATATATTACTGTATATATATATTATATATAATATTAAAATATAGTAATATATATAATCAAACATTAATATATAATTAAACATATATAAAAGGCATAAATGTATCATAGTAATGATATAATAGTCTATTGCCGTAAACAACATATACAAAGAGACCAGATTGACAGCTGACAATTGACAATTAGCTAATTTGTTATGGTATAAGCAATTAGTACCGCATAACGTTTTAATTGTCAATGACAATTGTGCATTAGCATAGTGAGGTTTTCAGAGCAAAAGTGATAGAACTATACAGCTATTTTGAAAAGATTGATTTTAGGGCACTCTATGGGCGAATAGAGGGCATTTTAATCGATGTTTTTGTTGGTTGTTTGGTTTTTAAAATGTATACTTTTTTATAACTGACAATTAGCGTTTTTTATGGTAATGGTTGCCGTAAAGTGGTCTTTTTAGGGCAATTATGGCAATTACGGAAGGTTTTATGGCAATTACTGGGAATTAGAAAAAAGCTAAATATATCAAACTATGTAATAATGTATCAAACATATCAAAATGTATCATTGATGGGAAAACCGCTGGATAATCACAGCGCCATACGCTGGATGCTAGCTAGTATATACTAGTATATACTAGCTAGCAGAGCAGGGCGCAGTGGGTTTGGGGATATGATCTATAGTAGGGTTATGAGGCCGTTCCAGCCAACCCTCCCTGTGTGGGAGGGAATAATACCCTATGAGATTAGTGGGGTATACCCCCCGCCCGAAACGCGACCGCCCAACAAAAGGTACTTAAATTTATTGATGAAATTTTTAAATATATTATACACACTATACTTTACTTTTGTAGATAATCTATTTATATTAAAGCTGGAGGAAAGCAATGAGATTTTATCATATAAAATGCCCAATACATAACCAGACATTTACTGTAAAAAGCATAAGAAAGTGGGTGGAAGCAGTTTGTGAGGGTAGAACACTAAATCTATTTTCAGGGGGTACTGTCTTAGAAATAGATGAAGTAAGAAACGATATAGATAGGTCGGTTATGGCAGAATACCACTATGAGGCATTAGAGTTTATGAATATTGCTATCAATTCCGGGATGACATTTAGTACTATACTATTAGACCCGCCATATTCATACAGAAAGAGCATAGAATATTATAACGGGAATAGGAACAGTAAGTTTAAACTGATAAAGGATCTTATCCCAAAAGTGCTTGTAAAAAATGGGATCGTAGTAACTTTTGGATACCACTCAGTTTCTATGGGGACAAACAGGGGATTTAAACTAGAAGGGATAGCGATATTCTCTCACGGAGGGGCAATTCATGACACGATAGCCTCTGTAGAGAGGTTTATAAAATAGTGTGTATAATACTTGACCTTTTATAGCTTTTATATTATATTCAAAATAACTCCTTTTATAAAGATTTTTGCCCGGGGGTTTTTCATGTTTTTACCCTGGGCGCTTTTAAACAAAAGGGGTAAACCATAAACAGTAAAAAGGTAAAAATAGCTTATGAATAAAGAGGGGTTTTAAAAGAATTAGATATAACCGCCGGATAGCATAAAGAAGATATGGGAATAGTATCTATTGAAGTATGTGGATATTGTCAGGGAAAGCGCAGTTGGTATGGTACTTATATTTGTCCTGCGTGTAGTGGGAAGGGTACAATAGAGATATGGAAAAGTATTAATAAAATATAGAAGGAGGGATAATGTTAAAAAGGCGTAGAAGGCTGCCATATTGGGCAAATTGGATAATATCTATAGTTCTGTTTTCGATTATTTTCATTACGTTTCAGGGGCTGATAATGTGCGTCTTATTCTATTCAAGCGATACTATAATTATATCTATGAAATCTATGCTGTACTTAATGTACCTATTCGGGGGGGTTTTCTTTATAGGAGGATACGTGATTCATGGATGGTTGGAGGTTGAGACTGTGGGGCGGGAAGAGCTGGAAAAATACCAGATGAATAAGGATGGGGTTTTAGTATGGAACAACCCAAAGAAGGAAAAAGTTCCGGATAACCCTGTAAACATTAATTCGGATGAGTAGATTTTTAATTTGAAAGGGGTAAGGATATGAAGAAGTTTTTTGATTACTTATGGTTTCTATTAAAGTGTAAGTGGCATACAGCTATAGAATGTTTTAAATATGGACTATTTATAGAGGGCATTCTTCACAATATCAGCCAGTTTCTCCCAGATGAGTTTTTACCGTATATGAACTATTTTTATGGTACAGGGGAGCCTACAAACAAAAAGAAAGAAGCATTTGATATAGCTTGGTTAAAAAGCCAGGAGAGAAATCCACACCATTGGCAGCATTGGATACTCGTAGAACCCGGTGGGAACTGGAAAGCAATAGGTATCCCACGTAAATATATACAGGAAATGGTATGTGATTGGGTAGGGGCAGGGAAAGCTATACATGGAAAAGACGACGTAGTTGAGTGGCATGAAGCAAATAAAAGTGGTATAGTCATGGAGTGCCATTCTAAAGCGTATTTAGAGTTCCTTATAGAAAACAGAAGAATAAATAACAAAAAGGGGGAATAAGATGGTTTATGTCGATACGTTATTAGAAACAACCGAGGAAGAGTTTAAGCGATTCCCATTTAAGTATCATTGCCATATGATTGCAGATTCCTTGAATGAGTTAATGCGGATGGCAGATAAAATACGGCTAAGTAGGCGCTTTTCCCAGGGAGAACCTCCGTATCTTCATTTTGATTTGAACGAAAGTAAGCGTAAAAAAGCCGTAGATTTTGGGGCAAAAGAAGTGTCTTGCAATGAGTTAGGAAGAATAAGTTTAAATAATAAAAGGGAATTTTCAAAGGAGGAAATTAATTGAGTAAAATAGAAATTGTTTATCCAAAAACGCATTTAGCCGAAAGTAGTGTAGCTAGAAGGGATTCTGGTAACTTAAGGGGGTTTCCATTACATGAAGGCTGGAGTAGCTTGGTTAATGACTTACTGAATAAAGTGCCAGTTCTCTCAGAAGGGTTTATAAGAATTCCACCAGAGATATCCTTCGGAATAATTGACTGGCTGGATGTAGAGAATAGTAAGAGGTATAAAAAGAAGGAAGATACAGTAACATTCTGCAATATTTATGCTTATGACTATTGTTATATAATTAACCAGATTAATCATAGAACATACCTGCCTCATGTATGGTGGACAGAGAATGCTATAAGAGAAATGAATAGAGGGAAAACATTGAGTGTTATTTATGGTGGGACAGTTAATGAACTAACTGCTAATGCTACTTTTGACTGGTTAATTAAGTATTCCCATTTATATGGATGGAACAAAGTAGAAAATGAGGAGGATGCCCAAGAGTTAGTTAACCAGGGATATGTAGGGCTAGTTTGTGCTAAAAGCAGGATAGGGCATATTACAGTTATTTTGCCAGAAAGCGACACTTTAAAAGGGGAAAAAGACAAATTTGGAAAAAAAATGCTACTTCAAAGCCAAGCTGGGGAGACTAACAAAAAGGTTTTCTCAGATAGATGGTATTTGGATATGAAAGAATATGGATTTTTTGTAAATATGTAAAAAGTATTTGACTTCGTTGCTTACTATGCGTATAATACTACTATGATAGACACTGACGACCTAGTATTAGCAGCGAAGTCCACTTTAAAACGGCTAATGTATAATTCAAATGATGCTAAATTAGCCAGACAGACCGCTATTGATATTCTGGAAATGGCTGGTGAGAAACAACCGAGTAAAGAGGCAGTAACTAAGATCGTGATTTCTGACTCAAATATCCAGCTTGCCGTCAGTGTTATTAGAGAGTTGACGGAGGATAGATGACTTGCCCAAACTGCGGGAAACCAATGACGCCAGGAGTATCTGGAATGAAGTGTTCAAGCTGTCAGACGATAATAAAATATTACGAAGTGACGTCGTCTCAGATAAAGAGTTGACAGCCATATTCAGGGACTTAGCTAAGAGATCATTATATTTCCTCGCAAAATGCGTCTTATCATATGATAAGATAGAGAAAGAAACGCACTTTCCAATATGTCAATTTATCCAAGATTTATCCATAAAAAGAGAGCTGTTACTACTACCGAGAGGTACTTTTAAATCTACTTTAGCTACTATTTCCTTCTCTATATTTTTATTGATTAACTTCCCAAACTACTCTATTTTGATTGCTAACCAGACTGATGGTAATGCACAAAGGCTACTGTCTGAAATAGAGCAACATTTAGAGGGAAGAAATGAAATGATGAACTGGCTGTTCCCGGAATTGATAAAGCCTGGGGATAGGTGGAAACCGTGGTCAGTTGAGCATATGACCGTTCCATGTAGGACTACTATTTCCGGTACTCCGTCTATAACTACTATTGGAGTTGGCGGTAGAGCGGAGTCTCCTCACTACGAAGTAATAATAAATGACGACCTTATTGGGGAAAAAGCCCGGGATTCGGATGTGGAGATGGCTAGAGCAATTGTCTGGCACGACGGAATGGAGCCTTTGTTTAAAAGCCCTGTAGATGGGATAGAAAGAATGTCTGGCACACACTGGTCGGGGAGTGACTTATATTGTAAAATTAAAAAAGACCCACGGTATAGTGTTTATTGGAAGCCTGCCCGGGATAAAGATACAAATAAGTTATTTTTTCCAAAGCTATTACCCCACGAGTTTTTAGATGGGATGAAGGCAACAAATTATCAAGTGTTTATTCATCAGTATCAGAATGACCCTTCCGGGTCTGCTGCTCTTGAGTTCGATATGAGGTGGATCAGATACTATAAATTATTAGCTATAGAAGATGAGCCTGTTTGTGTGGTAAACGATAAATCATACTTAGTTTCTGAAATGGATATAGTGATTTCTGTTGATCCTGCTGCTTCCGGGGATGAAGAGAGTCAAGCTGCCCGTGCATTAAAAACCGGAAGGGCAGTTTTGGCGAATAATGCTATTGGAGTTATTGGAATAGCTTCTGACGGAAAAGTGTTTCTGTTGGATAAATGGGTAGGTAGGAAGTCCGGGGAAAATCCAGAGCGGCAATGCGTAATGGAAATAATTAAGATGTGCCGGAAGTGGAACGGGTATTTTAGGACAGTTGTGATGGAGTCGTATGGAGCGCAGGGAGCATTTATTTCCATTTTTAATATGCTGTGCGAGCAGTACGGGGAAAGATATGCTATTGAGGCTACTCCAAAGGGAATGCAGAAAGCTAAAAACGTAAGGATCAGGACAATTTTGGGGTCAGTTGCACAAAACGGTAATTTATATATAAGGTATTCTCATGACGACTTTGAATCTGAGTTTAAGGATTTCCCTCAAGGAAAAAAAGACGTTTTGGATATGGTTACCTGGGGGATTTATACATTGAAAAAGCCGGAAGCAGATGCCCAAGAAGGGCAGAGAAAAGATGATTTGAAAAAAACTCTCTCTGAGAGGGCATCAAGTATAGGAAGAGGGGGATATTAAAATGCCTTTTACGAAGAAAGAAGCTAAGGTTAAGAAAAAAATGATGGAAGAGTATGGGGATAAAAAGGGAGAAAAGGTTTTTTATGCTTCTGTTAATAAAGGAAAATTGGGTAAAGCCTCCAAAATGAGGCATAAAAGGAAAAAGAGTGTCTGACGCCGATTTGCTCAGGGATATACCACAGATAAGTATCCCGGAAAAAGTTATACCAGATTTGTCCAGATGGATTGAGGATGAAATAAGCCGGGCGCTAACAGAAAGGTCTGACTTAGAAGATAAAATAACTGAATGGTATAAACTGTATGAAGCCATACCTAAGGTATCCAGAAAAACTTTTCCTTGGGAAGGGGCTTCTAATCTGGTTGTTCCAACTATAGCTATTCATGTAGAGTCTATAGTATCTCGGTTTATGAACGCCATATTTGGAGCTGGTGACCCCTGGAAAGCTGTACCTAAGTCTGCTGCCTGGGCGGATGTAGCTAATCCAATTGAGCGTTGGATAAACTGGGTAGGAAGGGATATTATCCATCTGTACAGCGTCATGGAATCGTTTTTATTAGCTTCTGCTAAAGTCGGTACTGGAATATTGAAGTTAACCTGGGAAGTGCATAAACGCAAGGTTGTAACAGCCAATAGGGCTGGGGGAACGGATGTCCAGGAAATTACAGTACATGATGGGCCGATGTTACGTAATGTGCCCTTAATAGACTTTGTGTTTTCCAGCGATGCTTTAGCTCCTATGGATATACAGACCTGTGAATGGGTAGCGCATAGAACAGTAAAAACCAGAAAGCAACTTATAGAGTTACAGAAGTCTGGAGTATATACGAATGTCGAAAAGGTACTCCCAAACTTTAGGTCTACTATCACAGAGGCGGAAACTCAGATAAACGAGCAGGTAGGTATAAACCCTACAGAGTATAGAGATTATGAAATATGGGAAGTATGGTGCTCCTATGATGTAGATGGAACTGGGATACCTGCAGAACTGGTTGTGGATATTCACTTAGATACTAAAACTATTCTAAGGGCTATTTATAACCCATATAGACACCAGGAACGGCCTTTTCATATAGTTAGACATATGCCCAGAGATAATCACCTTTTGGGGATTGGATTAGGACAGATGCTCCAGGATGTGCAGGAAGAGACTACTACTATGAGAAATCAGAGAGTGGATAATGCTACTCTTTCGAATATGAAGATTTATAAGCGTAAAATCGGGTGTAAGGTGTCTCATAAAGACATTTATCCGGGGGCGGTAATTTCTGTAAACGACCCGGACGATTTAACTAATATGGATATGGGCATAGAGCATTCTAGTTTACTGTCTGAAGAACTCCATGCCAACTCCATCGGGGAGAAGCGCTCTGGAGTTTCGGATTATACCGTGGGAAGAGAGTCTGCTGCAATCGGTTCAAGAGCAACTGCTACCTCTACACTAGCGTTAATTGGGGAGGGGAATAAGCGATTTCAGTTTACCATTAAAGATATAAAGCATGTCATGGCAGATATCCCGCACCAGATTGTAGGTCTTTACCAGCAATTTTCCCCTGGAGGAAGTGTTTTCTATGAAATGTTTTCTGAAAAAGAGAAAGCGTTAGTCGGAAAATACTTTCAGCTGCCCCCGGAAATATCCAGGGATAATATTGTCCTGGATATCCCTGCTATTGATGAGACGAACAATAAGGCTCTTCAACAGCAAGTCTCTGTTGCTCTTATGGAAATGTTGGAGAAGTATTATACTGGCGTAATTCAAGCGCTGTCTTTGACAGTAAATCCAAATGTTCCGGATTCTGCCAGGAAAGTAGCCATGGATGGTGCACTTGCAGCAACGAAACTGTGGGAAAGAATTCTGGAATCGTTTGACATTATAGATACGAAATCGTATGTACCAGATTTAATGGAGGTATTTGGTGAAAGAGCTCAAGGAAATCCTGGAGGAGGGGAAACAGGGGGAATACTGGAGAATACTCCTGGGCAAATTCCGGGAATGGAAGGAAATATTCCTAATGGAGTTATCCCAGGAACAGGACTTACAGAAAATATACAGGCTCCAGGGGAAAATAGAGGTAATCAATATGGTGGCGGAAGCCCCATCTGAAATATTAAGAGAATTGGAGGAAGGATAAAAATATGCCGACAGAAGTTGGATTAGATCCTGCTAATGACTTACCGGAACCATTAAGAGGTAAGTCGCCTGTAGAAGTGTATAGAGCACTCTATAATGAATTTGAAGCAATTAAAAAGATGGAAGACGCTGAGAAAGCGCAATTAAGAGCGGAAAAGACTACACTAGAAAATATAGTTAAGAATGCCCCTAAAATGCCAGCATATCAGCCTCCTGTTCAAGAGGAACCATTATGGACAGGGCCTGACGATATTGTGAACAAAGTAAGGGCAGAGATGGGTGTACCATTAAAGCAGATGGCAGAAAGCTTAAGAGCAACTAACCGTAACAATTTTGTAATGGGGCTAAAGCAGTCCGGGAAACAGGACGAATGGGAAAAATACGGTGGTGAAATAGAGCAAGCAGTAAACGCTTTTGCTCTTGACGCACAAAGCAGGCCGGAAGCTTATGAAGCAGCTTATAGCTATATAAGAGGTACGCATGTTGACGAGATTCTAAAGGAAAAGTTGGCTACTACCACAGAGGATACTGTTAAGGTAGTATTGGAGAAGTTAGGATTTACGGACAAGATATCAGAAGTTATTCAGGATAATACCCCACCCCCAAGCCTTTTTCAGAGACAGACTGGTGTACCGCATGTCGGTAAAGGAAGATCTGTTAATCTGGAGAAGTTGGTTCCAAAGCATCAGGCTCTTTCTGCAGAACAGCTGAGGATTGCTGTCAAGTTCGGGATGACCCCGGAAGAGTATGTTAAGAATATGGAGGAGCGGTAAAATGGGTAACGAAGGGATAAATAGCGAAAAATTGCTTGAATCAATAGCTACGGAAGAGAAAGGTGCAAATAAGAAATCTTCCGGGAGAAAGCCAGGAAAATTTATAAATGATCTAAAAGCGGAAGTTGAAGCTTTAAAAAACGACCTGAGAGAAAAGATTTTTACTGCTGGGTCTTTAACAGAAAAGCTACAAGCCACTTACAATATGCAGGAGTTTATAAATTCACAGGGCAATAAACCTACTCCTGGTTTGGAAATACTGGGATCGTTTAATGCTCCTGATATTCTGGATACTGTAGCTAAAGAGCATGTGAAGCCTGGGAATTTTTACCATTGGTCTAATTCTCACCCTATTATACACGATGTAAGAAAGGGCAGGGGGTTTAAAGACGTTTTGAATAACAAAGGCGAACCGGTAACGATGGGGGACACAGTATTGATGACTATGCCGGAAAAGCAATATGACGCTGAGATTGTCCAGCCTAAACAGCGCCGTAAAACCGCAGTCCGAAAAGCGATTGTAGAAAACTACAAAGAGGCAGGAAGAGAGCTCGGGATGGAGGTATACGGCAAAATACAGTATGACGACGGAGAGGTCGTACACGCAGGAGATAATAATGAGTAATGTAACGCGATATAATACCTGGATTAAGAAGTTCTTTCCAGTGCGGACAATGCACGGAGGACCTCCTTCTATAGAAGAGCAGCCGGTGGCGGCTAGCCAGACTATAACCAGGGGTGAGCCAGTTACAATTTCCAGTGGGGAGTTGTCTACTGGAGCAGCTAATAGCGGGGCTATTTATGGAGTTTCTGCGGATGATGTAACTACTACTGCCGCAGATGAAAAAACATTGTGCCGCGTTTGGGTAGCTGACAGAGGCACTATTTTTGCTGGTATTGCTAATGCCAAAACAGAAAACATTGCTGATGAGGCTGTATGTGATATTGCAGTAAGTTCAGCAAATTGGGCGCTAAATATTGGAGCAAATGTGGAAGACGTAGTTCGGGTTAAGCAGCATGTAAAAGGCGACAGCGTGACTGACAACACATATCCAGGGCGGCTTGAGTTCTATTGGGAGCGCTCCCAGTATGATAATATAGTAGCTGCTAAGTAAGGAGGTAATAAGATGGCAACAATGACTACAAAAGGGTTTTCGGAACTTATAGCCCCTGGATTGCGCAAAGTATTTTTTAGTGAGTATGACAACTGGCCGGAGGAGTACTCTCAAATATGTAATATGAAAACGTCGACCAGAGCCTATGAGGAAGACGTGATTATAGCTGGGGGTGGATTGCTGGAAAGGAAGCCAGAGGGAAAATCGCTCTTGTACGATACCTTTAAGCAGGGAAATAAAAAGCGGCATACTCCGGAAACATTCGCACTAGGGTTTCGGGTAACCGAAGAGGCGTATGAAGATGACCAGTATTCCGTCATGAATAAAATGACTTCCCAGCTTGCGAAAGCGGCTAGGATTACCCCGGAGGTAGAGTTTGGTCTTTTTCTGGATGATTTCTTTACCGGGTCAGTATATACCGGAGCAGACGGACAATGTCTATGTTATAGTACCGGGCATACACTAACCAGAACCGGTGGAACATATGCGAATGCTCCTACCGTTGGAGTTGACCTTGGGGTTACTGCTTTAAGAGCGGCCTCCGAAAGGATGGAAAGGACTCTTGGGGAAGACGGCCTCCCGGTAAGAATCCGGCCAGCTTTACTATTGGTAAGCCCTACTTATCAGTGGGTAGCCGCTGAGATTTTAAAAGCAGAGAAAGCTCCTTATACGAATGAAAACCAGCCGAACGTGACCCAGGGTATTCTTGGGCTTAAATACACCGTAAACCATTATATGAGTGATGCTGACCAGTGGAACCTGTTTTCCGACAAAGGTATGCACGATGTACAAATAATCTGGAGAAAAAAAGCTATATTCAAAAATGATACTGAGCATAATACCGGAGATGCGGAATTTTCTGTAAGGATGCGGTTTACTTTTGGGTTTACCGACTGGAGAGGTGTGGACGGTAGTGCAGGAGGTGCATAATGAGCGGAATGTCTGATATTTATGATTGCTCTATCACAGACAATATTGACGCTACTGACACCTTAGTTACCAGGATGAAAAACGTTCATCTCCAGGGTAATATGCAGCTAAACGATAGCCGCATGATTATGTTTGGAGATGACGGTTCTGCGGATGCTTATATTAAGTTTGCAACACCTAATCTTACGTTTTTCGATGTAACCGTCGGTACAACAAAAACCCTTTCCCAACTAGCTGCGGGGAGCAGCGTTACTTCTTTGGATACTGCCTTTGATGGAGGTAAGTATATAGACAGCTCCACTTCAAGTGGGGCAGCTAATGCTTTTTCTGTTGGAGCAGCTGGAGCTGACGCTAAAGTAGAAATATTTCATGATGCGACTAATGGATATATAAACTCCCGGACTGGGGATTTATACTTAACTTCTGCTGGTGGAGATGTAATACTAGATAATGAAAACCTCACAACCACTGGTGCAATCAACATTGGGGCAGATAACGTCAACTTAACTTTAGGAGCTTCTGGAGAAACTGATGCTAAAATTTATTTTGACGGCGCTGGGAACATGATGCTCTATGACTCTAACTTAGGGGTAGCTACTTCTCTTACTAATTTAGCTGGAGGATCTTTAACCTCACCGGCAATTATTAATGGAATGACACTTACTGGAGGGGAGTTCGTTATTGTATCTGCGACAGACACTACAGAAGATATAATCAGTATAACAGCTAACGCGCTTACATCGGGAAGCGGAATTAGGGTGAATACTGTAGATGCAACTATGACCAGTGGATATTACTATGAAGCGTATAATGGGGCGGCGTCTGTGTGGGGCGTAAAGCGGTACGGGGCGGTAACTCACACTGGAAATGCTGGTTCGGACATTATTACTGTTACTGCAGGCGATTTACAACTGGATAACGGAAAGTTTGAAGTAGATACTACCCAGGATATTCAGTCTTATGTAAAGCGGAATAACGCCACTGGGACTAATCCTGCTTTTCAGGTATGGCAGGCGCATGCGACTGGTGGAGTAGCTGCCTTAATTAACCAGGATGCAACTGGGGATGTGAACGGGCTTCAAATAGATAATGCTGGAACAGGATACTCTGTGACTACAACACCCGCTGCTGCTGCCGGAAAAGGGTATGAGTTTATCTCCGCTACTTCAGGAACTGGTTCTGGCTTCTTAGCCGATGGAACTACCGGGGGAGCTTCCTGGATCGGGGCTGCTGCAACTGGAATGATTCAGGCTCAGTCGGATGGTGCTCTCGCTAACGTGGCCGCTTCGTTGCTGTACTTAGCTTATAGTGGAAATGCTGGCGGGGCTAATCAGACCGGATCGTGTATTAATGTAGTAGAGACAGGAGCGGCTTCCGGTACATCGTTTGCGGTTGGTGTAAGCAGTACAAATAACAATGGTATGAGTATCTCTGTGGGGGCTGTTAGCAAAACTAATCTTACGTTATACGGAGTTGCCAGTCAGACTGCAAGCGAGCTGGTTGTGGATGGGGTAACCAACAACTGGATAGGTGCAAGTGGGGTTGGGATGCTCCATACTAAATGCGATGGGGCTTTAGCCCATGCTGGTGCATCGTTAATTTACTCTACGTATACCGGGAATACTGCGGCTGTTGTGCCTGCTGGTAGTTGTGCCTATTTTTATGAAAATGGGACAATCGCAGCTGGCGGATATGCTGTAGGAATTAAGTCAACTGGTGGACATGCGTTAAACGTCGAAACTGCTGCTGCAGGATTCACCAATATAAATGTTGTTGGGATATCTGCTCAGACGGCTAATATGGTGAACTTAGACGGATCTACTGGAGCTAATGGATGGATCGGAGCAGATGGTAAGGCTATCCTGGCAATAACTACCGATGGAGCGCTCGCCCATGCAAACGCTTCCTGTTTTAACATAACGAATAGCGGAACAGGGCAAGCAGCATCTATGGGGACATCCTTAAGGGTAGTTGATACCTGTAATGCTGGAGCAGGATCTTATGCGGTGTATCTGTCTGCTACGGACGCCGATGTTGAAGCACTTAAAGTAGATAACGGAATTGTAGTAGTAGACGAAACTATTACTGCCTCAAAAGGAATTATCACTTTGGCGCTCAATACGGACGTAAGCAACCCACCAACAGATGCTCAGCTGGATGCGGTTACTGACGCACAGAACCAGGTGGATGGTTGTATGATTTTTGTGGATGATGCAGGAGCGCATACTAACGCATATCTGTGTATCCACGATGGAACCAAATGGTGGCAGATTACTGCTACTGCTTGCGCGTAATTTAATGGCGTATGTGTAAAAGCATACGCTTAATTTTTAATAAGGAGACTTTATGGAAAATAGTGTAAACACTCAAAAAAATACAGTTCCTACTAAGGTATTAGACCTTATGAAGGGATATAAAGATGCTCAAAAGGCGCTTTTAGATAAAATCAGCCAGCTGGAATCTGCTATCTGTAACAGACGGATGCGTTTCGATAAAGAAATGAATGAGCTTAATCAGGAGATGCAGAAAGCGGTTACTCAGTTAAATGCTGTTATTGGGGGCATAGATGCTTTAAATAGCGCTGTCAGTGCATTAACCGAGGATAAATAGGAGATAGGTATGGCAGTAACATATGGAGCAGGGAGCAATACTATTTTAATGAGTGCCGCTCTGGATGCTGTAACCGGATTAAAAAAAATTAGGGACATCCGGTGGATAAAACCAGCGGCCGCTGGAGACGATATTTCTGTGACGAATACAGCCGGGGAAGTAATCTGTAATATGACTGCCAGTGCAGCTAATGCGGATCAATCCAGGGAGATTAGACAGTGGCACGATGGAGTAATTCTAGCAGTAAGGGACTCGGGCAGTCTGGAGGTAGTTCTTGAGTGATGATGACCGCCTCTTAAGGCTTGAGAACGAAATTCAATGTTTGGGTAGGAAAATGACCCGGGTAGAGTCCGCTATTTTTGATGACAATGGGAGCCAGGGGATTATCACCAAATTCAAGGAATTATGGGAGTCTTTTTGGCGTTGGCATGATGAGACATGGATAGAGTTTATCTCTAAAGACCGAAGAGAATCATGCTTTTATATTAGGGAGAAACTAGAACTGCGTAACAAAAAGCAATTCTCTATGGCAAAGTTCGCATTCATCACTAAGGAGATAGCGCAAGCCGTTGGTACTGCGATAATTCTTCTTAAACTGTTTGGGGTAATACCATGAACTGGGAAAAAATGTTTGAATGTGCCCGTTGTGGAATAGTATATAAGGAATCCCTTTTAAGAAAGAATTCCCAGGGGAAAAGGGTTTGTAAGAGGTGTTGGGACGATAACGAAAAATGACGACTCAGGAAATGATAACAGAATTATCCAGGTCACTGGGTAACCGTACAGACATAGATAATGCCCGCTATATAACCTGGCTCAATTGGTCACTACTGGAAATATGCGGGATGTGGAAACGGGGAATAATGTCTCCAGTAAGGTTTCATGTCCTGGAAGAATACAAACTATTTTCCGTGTTTACTGTCACTGGGAGTGTAGCTGCGGCAACTACTACTACTACTATGCAGCTGGAAACTGGGGATATGCAGGCAGACGATTACTATAATGACTGGGTAATCGAAATTACAGACTATGACGAAGTAGGAGCAGGAGCGGAGGCACCAGCAGGATTATTGAACCAGGTACGGGTTATATATGACTATATACAAAGTACTAATATCTGTACCATAGCAGAAGCTTGGGATACCACTCCAGATGCATATACGTCTTATAGCATTTATAAAAAGCGATATGATATTTCTACAGACATAGGAATATCCCCAATAAGCTCTCTGATGTCTTTTCAGAGAATTGAGCAGCAGTCCGACAGTATAGAGTTAGAACATGTAGACTGGCACGATCTTTTGGGAATAGCCTATACAACTACTGGAAACCCAACCCGGTTTGCGCATAGGGGTAGCGCCTTAATATTAGATCCAACACCAGATAGCGCTATCAAATACCGGGCTTATTATTACCGGTATCCAGTATCATTTACGGAAGCTAATCTGGCTGCTGAATGTGAATTACCGATCGACTGGCATGAAATCATAGTGTTAGGGGCAGTTTATAGAGGGTTTGAAAAGCTAATGGAGTCTGACCGGGCATTAGCAGCTAACAAAATGTTTATCTCAGCTGCCATTCGACAAGGAAGCGCTTCTATTGAAGACTCTGAGATTTCTAGAGGGCTTCAAGTAAGGAGTGAATAATGACTCTTTGGGATTCTACATATAACAGTTCGCCAGGCTCTTCGCTATCTAAGTCTTTAATAGACGACCACATTCGGCAGTTAAAAGTAATGATCCGGGAACGGATGGAAGTTGAGCACTATTGGGGGGAGTCCTTTTCCGGGGAACATATACCCGGTGGAACTACTGTAATGGATAAGGGGGACTCTACTGCTATGAGTGCAGTATCTAATCCAGCAGATGGGTCTCTATTCCTTCTTCAAGACGGCTCAGGCTTACAGATTAATATTTATGACGGTGGGTGGGCTCCAATATCTACACTAGATCATTTAGAATTATCTGGAACAGCGGATAACGATCATCCAAATTTACTGTTAAAAAGCGGTGGGGCACTATCGGGCGATTTGGATATGGGTGGATACAAAATTTCTACTAACGGGAGTGGCAGTACTTTTGGGAACTTTTTATTATATGGGCATAAAGACCTTCCACACTTAGCTACCATAGATAATGTAGCTGCTCTAAATAACGCCTGTATAGGCCAAGATGAGATAAAGGTCACCCAAACGGAAGTTACCCAAACAATAGCTTCTGGGAGCAGTTACCATATATCATTAGTTGGGTTATTTTACTTCTTACCGCAAATATACGCTAAAACAGCCTTTAACAGCGATATTTATATTGCACCATCTGGTTCAGCGGATTATGGAATAGATATCGTTAATAAAAGCGGAGCACCGGTTGATTTTAGAATAAGAACAGAGAGGATAGTATATTGAGTACCTGGAGTATTACAGAACCTTCCGACGACAACTTAGCAAATACTATTCATATCGGGATACAGAGTGTTAAATCCGACATAATAGAGAGATTGATGTCTTATGATGGTAGCAACTACCAGCACTTAGTGTTTAACAATTCTGCCACGGGTAGGCACTTAATTTCTGCAGTAGGATTTGCGAAAATATTTTCTGATACCTTTGCGGCTGCTTCTTGGATAAACTCTAATTATCCTAGGGACGGTAGTTTATTTGTTGCCAACCAGTCCCTCTATGTAATAAAAAGCCTGTCTCCCATAAAAGTAACTACTGCTGATCATGGAGAGTTATCTATTACTGGGGATGACCATACTCAATATATGAATGTAGCAGGAACCAGGGCAGCTACCGGAGACTGGAGTTTGACTGGAAGTACTCAATTAACAGCAACTACCTTTGGGACAAGCAGTGCCGATGCTATGAGCAAGTCTCATGTAAATGGAGTATCCGGCTCCGGGTGGTATGCTGCTCATGGAGCAAACTGTTTACGACAGAGGCACTTTGCAGCTGGCAGTGCTGGCTTAGGTGTTATTGCTACTGAAGAGGCAATATTAAAAGTATCTGCTGCTCCTACAGTTTCTATTCCTCTTTTTGACGCGAAATACCTACAGTTTCCTGTTACTGCTTGCCTTACTTCTAGTTTAAACCAGCCTTTAGCATGTAAAGCCGGGTCAGGAATTTCATCTGGAGCTACAATATTTTTATATACCCAAGCAGGCGCTTTTAATTTTAGATTTGGCGGCATGGGTACTGGAGTATCTACATGAATTGGGACTCTTCATTTGAACTTTATCCTTCCCCGGGAGACCAGGGGGCAGTCACTAATAGTGCTCTTCGGGAAATAAAAGAGCTTGTAAAAGAGTATATGAGTATACAGCATACTTGGGACGATTCAAGCTCCCCAGAATGCCCACACATTCCTGGGAAATCTACTGTGGTTAACGTAGAGGCATCTCCATCTGCATTAAACGTAGTGGGAGCTTTAGCATATTCTACTACAAACAACATACTTTACAGAGACCGAGGGGGAGGCTTAGGTTTTGAGGCAGCCGGAGGTACATCTCACAGTTCACTATTAAACCTTACGGATAGCAGTGCACATAGCCAATATGTGCTAACTTCTGGGAGCGCCTTAACTAATGTTTCTCTTTCTGCTGGGTATAAAGTAAAAAGTCTAAATACAACAGAAGTTGGATATACTCCCTCGGATGTTATGCCATACTCATTACATATTGGGGAGAGCATCTCTGGAGGAGCCAAACATTCGGATGATGTTATAACCTCCTTTACTGGGGTAAGCCTGTCCTGTGTAGATAAGATAAAATCCTCTACAGTAGATAGCGGAGCAATAGTTGTTGCTGGGCATGGAAACACCCAGTGGTTAATTGGGAGAATGGCGTTTATACCATTAGCAGCCCCGGATATGACTTCTTACTTCCAAATTCACCCTTTATTTAATGCTACTCCTCCAGACGACTGGGTATCCGGGTTTACATTCTATAACCCGTTCAGTTCATCCAGCGTCTTTCATATGACTTCTGAGGTGGTTGATGCTTAGAGAATCTTTAGAAAGAAATAAAGAAGTTTCCCCTGATAAAATAACCTCTTTACCAAAGGGGATATTGTATAGAAAAAATTGCGAAGGTTCTCTTAAAAATGTGCTCGATGTATTATCTTTAATAGACGGGCACTTTTTTATAAACGCTAACTTAGATGTAAATGCTATATATAGCGAGAGTAAAAATATAGCAATTAGTATCGCTAGTTCTGGTGAAATTACTACTCCACATGTAAATACTCCTGCTATAGCGTCTATTGTGGATCTTACACTAACTAGTGCTTCTGGGTATCAGATTATATTTGACGACAATGTTTCTGAGGAAAGCTGTGGAACACTGCATATGATACCTGAAGAGAATAGACCTGGTTGGGTATTAGTCGCTGGCACAGACGTCTTATTTACTGATGTAGACTTTAGTTCATATGTTCCTGTAGGAGTAAAAGCATTATTGCTGTCAGCAATAATGCTTTTTACTGGGGATGGTACTAGTAATTATACACTGGTACAGGTTAGAAAGAAAGGATCTTCAGAAACTACTGATGCTAGAATTAGATTTGCGAGTAGCGAATTCAAGAATTTGCCTGCAGATACGCGACTTAATCACAGTCTGCAACGTAAGGTGTTGTGTGACCCAAACGGAGTTATACAGTATAGGCTTGTTGGTGGTCCAGGTAGCGTATATATGGGTATAGATGGTTATTATTATTAAGGGACAATTATGGTTATATATGAGTATAAAACAACGATAGAATATGACGCTATGAGTAGGATAGTATCATGGAGCCAGTGGAATACAAGCTTGTATCCTGAAAAAGCGATTTTTGAAATAAACCAAGCGCCTACTGCTGAAATGAATAATATTGGAGCACTATTTGATGAAGACGGATTACCGCAATTTGTACTCTTTTCAGACGGGCATATCGAAAAGCAAAAAGTGCATGAGAATGTAAAAAAGACAATATATAGAGTTATGAAAGCCCGATTTGATAAAGACTATGGAAAAGACCAAAAGCCCGATGTGCTTTGGATATTAGCAGAAGAGAGCGCTAGTACTAATCCAGTAGTAGTTGAGTTTAATCGCCGTAAAAAAGAGGTAGATGATTTAAAAAAATAAATATGATTAGTAATTATGAGTTTGTGCAGATACGCCCAGCTACGCTGGGTAAAAATATAGCGGCTCCTCCTAGGGTAATTGATCAACGGTCTTCTCCTGATCTAATGAATGTAAGATTTTCTTACGGGCAATTACAATCAAGAGCAGGATTTAAAGGAAAATATTTTGGGTGCGCTTCCCATCCACTTTCTATAAGTAGTATATATACGTTCGATGGGTCTTCCCAGGTAATTGCGGCATTCTGTTTGTCAGAAGTTAACAAACAAATACCCTCTACTAATATTATGACCCCAATACAGGCAGGGGTTGAAATTACCGCAAGCGCAGACACTAACACCAGTACAACAATTGACAATATATCCGGATGGACTCCCGGATACGATATTAATGATGTAATTGTTGGGTCTCTAATTTGGGATGCAGCAGGGGATATTCCTGCTTCTACTACAGTAGTAGGAGTAGACCATACTGCAGGAACTATTACTCTATCCCAAGCGGCTACTGGATCGCACTCTACTACTATAAGCGTAGCAGGTAATAAACCATTTACCACTAGTAATTCGGATAACTTCTCTATAGATATCGGAGAGGGTACTTACACATCTAGGATATTTAACGGAGGTACTATCTTCCCATCTACTGGATATGGGGCAATAACCGCATTCAGCAACGGGGTAGACGGAGTATTTGTTGCTTTTATAGGAGATAGTGCTCCTCATTCTGGTATATTGGTATGCGGAAAAATATATGACAGCCTAGGAGTAGGGTTAGTTGGAGCAAAAGCTGTTTGTTTCTTTGATAACCGGCTTATTGTCGGAGGGACTTCTAACAGCTCTTCCGAGATATTATGGTCTGGGGTGTCTGCGTTTGACGACTTTTCTTCTGTAGGTTCTGGGTCTCTTATCCTAGGGGACAGCATAGACTGGATACAGGCCATAAGAACAATGGGTGAATTTCTCATAGTATATAAAGAGAGAAGCATTTATATCGGGCAAAAATCCGGGAAAGTAGACCCAGCAGTAGTTTTCTCTTTGGCATTGGGGCAAGGGGTAGGGATAGCTGCTCCAGAAACAATTGGGGATTTAGGCGGAGAGCATATTTTCCTGGGACACGACAATGTCTATGTGTTTTCTGATAAAGGGATTACTCCAATTGGTGACCCAGTAATCGACGAAATTTTAGGTACTTACGGAGACAGGGGGATTATTCCAGCCCATATCAAGCGGTGTGTTGGAGGAATAGTAGAAGAATTTAAAGAGTATTGGTTACTGGTTCCTACAGGGAAGTTCCCGGAAGTGACTAACCTATTAGCAAGACCAATGATGGACTTCATTAAAGTACTAAACGCAGATTTTACTAACGGTAGCTCTACTCTAACTAATATTGACCAGGGGGAGATTAACTATGTTAAGCTTGGGGATACTATTATTCATACTAGTATAGCTGGGGGGTCTGCTAAAATAATCGGGATACCACACACATCGTCCACTGTAGCGGCAAATTCGATAGAAATGAATGAATTAGCTACCGCTACTCATGTGAATCATGGGATAATTGCAGGCAATACAGACAATTGGGCAGCTGTTGGGGACAGTAATTACTCCTGGTCTACTATAGTGGGGGGGGGTAATTTAGGAGGAATATATCAAAGCATCTCTTTTACCCTCGGTACATATGTTGTTTTATATACTGATACGTTAGTAGATATAGGAACTACCGGGAATAGATATATATCAGTAATTTGCTTTGTAAATGGAAATGTAAGCGGTAAGCTGGAAGTTGGGGAGTTCAGCGCTGCTGGGGCATATCTAAACCAGGTACACTCCGTAGATTTTGTCTCGGCTTCTACAAGCTTTTCTTTAGTTACCTTATCATTTACGTGCGTAGACATTACCTGCAGAAAGTTAAAAATCCTTATTTATAACGAAACTATCAATGAAAATATGGGGATAGATGGGGTACAAGTGTGTGACCTTACTAGCGTCCCACAAGAGTTTATTTATAACTATAATGGATATGGAATCCCAGGATATAAAGGGGCATTTGGTGAATTATATCCTATCCCATTTTTTGTAGGGACAATCGGCCCCTGGATACTGGATACTGCTTGGGTATATAACTATCAACTTAACTCCTGGTCGTGCTGGAGGCTACCTGTAACCGGTTTTGGGTATGATACCATTAGTTCTAGTTTTTCTATAGCCGACTTAACGGGAACAGTAAAAGAGCAGCTGTGGAGGTATGATGACAAAAGGCTAGATGACCTATCCCCCAGTAACCTTATAGGTTCCTGTGATGGACAAATATATGAAATGTCCACTGCTTATTCTAGAGACTATGAAGGGTATTTTAACGAAGCCATTATCACTTACTGGCAGTCGAAAGACTTTGACCTGGGAAAACCAGAACTAGATAAAACTGTATCCAGGCTCATAATAAACCATGAAGTATCCCATCCAAATACATCCATCACTGTTTCAATATCTACTGACTCCGGCGTGTCCTGGTTGGATCAGACTATAGTAATCAGGCAAGGATATACTGAGACCTATGCAGACTTTTTTGTTACCGGCCCTCAGTTTAGGTTTAAAGTGCAGACAACAGGAGTATTAAAAATAACAGGATTTGTAGTAAAAGTAATTACGAGAGGGGAAACAAATGCCTACTAACTATCCAGAAGGGACTAAAGCCTTTTACTTATCACCAGGGAATATTCAAGCATTATGGGAAATGTTTAATAAAATCCCTGGGATATTAGATGACTATGCTAAAGAAAACTATGAAGCGTTTATCACAAAGCTTTTTGACAAAGACAGTATCTGGTTTGAATGTACGGGCTTTCCCGGGGTGCTGTACGCTAATGGAATAAGAACTGGATTAAGCGCACACGTTCACTTTGTCTTCTTCGATAGTAAGCTAAGAGGAAGAGAACTATTTTTAATAAATGTGTTAAAATGGCTAGTAAATATGCTACAGCTGGAAAAAGTAAATGCTTTTGTCCCGAAGTTCTGTAAATCCTTAATAAGCTTTCTGAAACGGCTTGGGTTTAGAGAGGAGGGAGAAGTAAGGAACTGGTCTAGAAATGGCGGGAAGCTTTTTAATGTAGTAATTTTAGGAATGACTAAAGAGGAGGTTCTAAATGGGGGAGTTTTTTCAGCCGCAGATGTCGGAGTTACCGGCGACAAAGCCGAGTTCGTGGTCGAACAGCAATTACCTGAAACAGCTGATGTCGGGGCAGAATTCCCCGAAGGTTAATTTCCCGGGGGCACCCGCTACACAAAACGCAATTTCACAGATGCAGTCCAATATCGGTCAGTATGGTCCTCAGATGGGGGAATTCTATTCCAGAATGATGAATACTGGAGGAAGGCCAGGGGTAAACCAGATAATGGATTCCCAAGCTAGAGTCTATCAGGATATGGTAGATCAAATAAGGGCACAGGCAGGAGTGTTACCCAGGGGTTCTGGTCAAAGTAGGTATTTGGGAGAAGCATTAGGCCAGGCTACAAACCAATATAACCTACAGCAACAGCAAAATTTATTAGATCAAAACCAGCAAGCCATTGCCAACCAGTTCGCGGGCGCGCAAGGTTTAGGTACATTGCCGAGTTATTATTCCCAGCCGTCTTCTTTTGAAATGCAGATGCTAGGATTGCAGCAGCCTTATGACTTAGCTAACCAGCAGGCAGTATCTAATAGCCAGGCGCTTCAAGCTAGCTTATTAGCGTCTTTGTTGCAACCTACTAACATAGATTATACTGTTACCCCATCACAGGCGGAGCAGATGCTAGGATGGTTAGCTCCATTATTATCTGGATTAGGGCAGGGTTTCTCTACAGGGTATCCTACGTTTATGAGCGGGGGCAATTATGGCGATATATAACTTAGACCCGGGAAGGTATGGACTAAACTTTTTAGGGCAGGGTATCCAACAGGGAACTGCCGGGCTTTTAGGGGGGCTATTGCAGCGCCAAGACCCCAGGAATATTGAAATAAGGCGGACATGGGCTGATCCTAATAAGCATATGACTCCGTTTGGGTGGGCAAAAGGAGCTCCAGGACAAGTAACTGGAGAGTTTGATGTTGTAGGCGGCTTTATCCCCACAATAGATGCTACTGGAAAGCCTATCGTAGACCCAGTAACCGGTCAGCCTGTTTTAAAGTGGGATCAGAGGTTTCAAAAAAAAGGGTCTCCTATACCTTCCGGATATCAAATATTAACTGATCCGTACAAACAGTTTCCTGGAACAGCCACTAAAAAGGAAAATACCCCTTCCCCATTTATGGGATTAGCCGAACTTCCTCCTATATTAAGCCCTCTGCGAATGGAGTCCGGAGGGAAAGTACCTGAGCAAAATTCATTACAGGCTTTAATAACTCTTTTGGAAATTGAACACAAAAAGACTAAAAAAGGGGAAGTTCCTGCCATACTCCACAAAGGGGAAGGGGTAGTAACCAAAAAAGGAATGAAAGTCTTAAACAAAATGGTCGGAGGAATCGATAACCTAAACTCCCTTGGGGAAAGCCTCCCCAAAATGGGGCGGGGTGGCGAAGTGCAAAACACAAAAAGCGACAGGGATGTAATCTGGAACCTGGTAAAAAACTCCTCTGGAGACTTAGTATGGGTACAGACCCAAGGTAAAGGAGATAAAGACTATCCCTGGGAACCGTATTTGCCAAAACAGCACACGTCCGGTGAAACATACTTTTTACCTTATGACCCGGTTAATCGGAATCCTACTCAGTATACCCAAAACCCTACATATACCCCTAATCCCTTATTAGGTTGGGGGGATATAAATATTTATGGAGGAATAGGGCCAACTACTGTTAAAAAAGAAACTCCTCCGGTGGAAGTTAATAAGCCTATAGAAAAGTCAATTACATCGAAAGAACCAGTTAAACTTAAAAATAAACCTGCTACTGTCAATATCCCACAAAATATTCCTATTAAACCTGTATCAGGAACAAGCAAAGTTACTTCTGCTACACCTGGGTACAGAGACTGGAATGCTCCCTCCCAATTTAATTTTGGGCAGTTCCAAGGTATAGACCCATTACAGGCCATGGGGATGATTCAAGCGGATGTAGAGAGCAGAGGAGTACCTCCTTTACAGCCCGTGTATGGAGCGCAAGGGCAGGTGTTACCACAGCAGACAATCGCAGAGCAGCGTATAGCTAGACAGGGAGAACTGTCAAATCAATATCTAGCTGGGTTACAGGGAGAGGCAGCTAAGGTACAGATGGACTGGTATCCTAAAGAAGCAAAAGCCAAAATAGATCAGATAAATTCCCAAATTGCTTACAATAATGCAATGCTAAAAGGAGGCGGCATGTCTGGATTAAGCCCTGAAGACCTCCTTAAGCTAGCTCAGATTGATAAGATAAATGCGGACTTAGCTGTGCAGAAAATATCCGCTTTGGAAAGCGCTCTTAAGATATCCGACAAAATGGACAAAAAATCCAGGAAGCTGTTAGCCCTGGAATATGTATTAACTAAGTACCCTATTTTGACTGAGCGCCCTCCAGACGAGCTGTTAAGTTATTTGGGTAAAAACAAAATAAACATCCTTGGTATAAATTTTGATATGCTCACCCCAGAAATAACAGCCCAGGACGTACAGCTGGTTTCTAATAAAGTAAGAGGAGTATCTCCAATGCCATCTATGGGGCAACAGGACATATTGGGGAGCATCCAACAAGAGTATAGTACTAATAACATAGTACCTACGGTGCCAACAGCTCCGGGGGCGTCTCAGCCAGTTACTAATCAACTATTAGACTTGCAGAATGCTTTGATTAAACCAGGAGCGATTAGATAATGGATTTAACCTGGGATAAAGTAGCTTTAAGCGATACATATAGAACTTCAGACTGGGTAAAGAAGTCTCAAATAAGAAACGAATGGCTAACCAAAGTAGCTCCAACGCTGTATGGATTGGAGATGCTACAAAATCCACAGATGTTTAATGCTATCAGAGAGAGCACTTTATGGGAAATTCCAGACAAACTTCCGGAAGAGGATGCAATAATCCCTAAAGAATCTTTACAATCTGACGGATATACCAAGCTAGAATTAAATCCCGCTTTTGGAAAATTAAAGTTTGCTGACCAGTTAAAGTACCGCCAGGTTTGGTATGCAAAAATGGCTAACAACGATCCAGAATTTAAAGCGTTAGGCCCTAAGAGCCAGGAGTTATATTACAAAAATTTTATTCAAAGACCTCCTTCTGGATATGGGAGCGCAATCTATGACTTATCTTATGACAGGGGTGCTTTCTTAAAAGAGTTTAATTCTAGCCCGGAATGGGCAAAAACTCTTGTGTCCTATATAGAACAGTTTTCTAGAGGGGTAGCCTTTTCTATGGGAGCAATAGTAATAGGCCCCTCCCGGTTTATCCTAGAAAATACTGGAGATAAATATAATGACTTCTCTGCACTAATTGATAACTGGTCTAATTTTGGGGATTGGCTAAAGTTTACCTCTAATACTAATAACCCTATTCCCGCTTTTGTAGGGAGTATTGCCGGTACTATGGCGGGAGTGTTCCCTAGTTTAGAAAAGGGGCTTGCTGGGACATTTAAAGCTGCTACTTCAGCTGGAAAACTAATCTCCAGTCCCGGGCTTCTATCTGCTGCTGGGAAGGCTATTGGCGCTAAACTCCCTGAAATGGTATACCAAACTTCCGGAGGGGTAGCGGCAGGGGCAATACAAGGCGTTTCCCAGGCTATGATGGAGGGTAAAGACTGGAAGAGCTATTTAGCACAGGATATTGGAATGGGGTTAGTTTTTGAGCCATTATCCAGATATGTGTCTGCGTTGTCCCAAATCCGGCGAGTAATGAAGCAATCTGGATATAAGGGTAAAATGTCTGATTTCTTCAAGGAGCCTTTTAAGCCAATGCAGGGGATGGACTTACCCACAGAATATACTAATATTTTAAAAGCAGACCCTAGATTTAAGGACACCTTTGAAAAAAGCAAGCTTGTAGATAAGAATGGCTTCATACTAGAAAACTATACTACAAGGCCCGTAATCGAATTAAGAGCAGAATTATCTGAATTAAAAGTAAAATACGAAGGGGATACTGCAACTATTCTCAAAAAAGATGGGTCACAGTTATATAAAACCAGTGGTAATGAAAACTTATTGCTTCAAAGAGTAAGTGATATATTAGACCTTCAGGATACAAAACTTGAATATAAAATCAATAAGTCCATAGAAGAGTCTATAGAAGCCTCTAAGCGTATTGAGTTTCGAGAAGGAGTATTTGTTCCAGAAGGAGCTAGAAGAAAGATTATAGATACCATAAAGCAGTCTGGAATAGCTATTAGCATTGATAGCTTTACAGACCCCTCTGGGGATAGCCGGATTGTTGACCGGATATATGCAATTATCACTAAGCAAGGTGTAAATAAGGCAGCAGACTCCCTCAATTCCCTGGGAATAAACTTTGCTCATGGAGCAGATAGCCCCGTAAACGCAATTAGAGAGCAAAAATCCATGATCCGGCAATTAAAGTCCGACTTAGATAAGTTAAGCCCGGATGCTTCTTATCTTACTGTTGACTCCAAAACTGGTAAGATTATTCCATCAGAAGCTATCCCTGGAGTATACTTAGAATCCCCCTTTATAAAAGACCCTTTTGTCTTAAAAAACATTGCTGTAATGAACTCTACTCAGTTAAGAGCCTCTCTGTCTGACCTTAAAAAAATCTACGCGAACGAAAAGAGGGCAGTAACTAGACTGTTTAAGGGGAAGGGAGTTGAGCTAAATAGGTTTAAGGATACCCGGCTAGTTCAAATGAAGCTTGAAATACCAGATGAAAGTGGGATTACTCATAGTGTAATTTATAACTTTAATTCCCCAGCAGACGCTTATAAGTTTCTACGGGGGGGGTCGCAAGCGGCAATTGATAGAGTCTTTGAGGGGAATAAAGCGTTGCAGGATGGCTTTGAAACCTGGAAAACAAGCTTAACTAAGACGGATTTAACTAAACTTAAAAACGATTTTCTACCCTATAAATACCTGGCAAAACAGGCATTAGACAATCAGTTTTACTTAAGTCATTATAACGGAGCTTATATCATAGAGGACATCTTAGATGGTTCTAATCGGTTTCATACTTTCAATACTCTTAAAGACGCCGGAGAGTGGTTAAATACCAATGACCGGTTGCGGAACATGGGGGATATGTTAACCATGACTCCAGAAGTCTTTGAAGAGTTGTATCCGGAAGGAGCAAACATAGACCCTATGAAGCGGTCAGACCCCTTTATCCAGCTCAAAGAAATAGAGCAGGTGAATAAAAAAAGTTGGGGAATAAAAAACGTTTTGGGTATGGCGACTACCCCTACACAGTATGTTATGGAAATGTTCGAAAAGCACCCAATTGGGGAAAAGCTCAGAAAGGCAGGAATGGGTCCGGTAGAAATCCATAACGTAATGAGGAGAGCAGTTGAAGCTACCAACTTCTGGGCAAGATCCCGGGTATCCGAAATTCATAATTTGGCTAAAGGAATGTCGGAGGATATGGCTAAATATGGAAGGGACTGGTGGGAAGCTATAGATGATATCTCAGAAGGTAAAATGCCTGGAGTCAAGTATAAAATGCGTGCAGACGTAGAAGCAGAAATGGTCAATAAGTTTGGACAGCAGACGGCAGACAAGATAAAAAATAAGGCCTTAGAAATCCATAAGATGCTAGAGGAGTTATTCTATATGGGTAAGCTAGATAGCACTTCTTACATAAAACATTACATGCCGCACTTAAGAGAGAAGCTATCTAAGGCCAATGTAAAAATGAGTCAGCACTTTGACCTACGTAGAGCTATAGACCAGATTCCGGATACGGATAAAAAAGCTTTCTATGAATTTCTCCGGGAAACCGACCCAAAAGCAGATGCGTTTGAAACAAATATCTTCAGGGTTGCGTCTAGCTATGTAAATGCTATGGCTAGACGAAGGTTTTTAGCTCCTGCTTTAAAAGAAATAGCTGACGTAATAAAAAAGACTAAGCCATTAGAAGGTGCACTTGAAGCAGACTATGTCGCATTTACTCAGTACATGGGGGAGATGTTTAGGGGTATTTATGGGATGCACACTCCTGGGGAATTATCTATGAAACTAGCTTCCCAGGCTACTTTGGATAACCTGTCGGAGAAATTTAAAATCCCAATTAAAAAAAATACAGTAGATATTGTACAGAGATTATTAACCGCATCTACTGGGTCATATCTAGCATTTAGGCCGTGGTCTGTAGGAAAGCAGCTCACACAGTCTATGATAACTGGCGCTCCAGTAATTGGGATTAAATGGTGGTTGGAAGGAATAAATAAGGTCACTGAGCCGGGAGCAATAGAAAGCTTAATGAAGATTGGTCTTATTGATCCTGGAATGATACCAACCGGATCGGGCTTTGCGCTTTTAAAAGAAGGAAGGATAGCTGGAGCGGTTAGAAAGGGGATGATTCCTTACCAGTGGGGGGATTGGGTAAACCGCTCTATAGTGTACTACGGAATGCAAAAACGCTTTCAAACAGCCGCTAAAAGCCTAATGGGAGGTAAAATATCTAAAGGGCAGTTCATGAAGCAATCTGGGATGCACTTATTCGGAGCTGCTCAATATAATTACGCCTTAAGGCTCCTGAATATAAACACTTTAGACATCGGGTTAAAAGCCGCAGAAGACCATATAGCCCGGGTAGCTGCAAACAGAACCCAGTATTTATATGAACGTTTTGAGCAGCCTGCCCTATTCAGGAACGGAATTGGAAGATTAGCTGGGCAGTTTGCCTCCTGGCCAGTAAACTTTTTAGCGTATGTGTCGGAAGTGATGCGAACAAAAACTACTAGTCCTGCTGAAAAGGCAAGGTTTTTAGTGACTCTTAGTGGCCTCTCTACATTAACAGCAGCTACTTTTGCCAGCGCAGGGATTCGTTCGGAAGAATTCCTCCCCTGGAATATGGCGTTATTTCAAGGGGGTCCCTATTATCAGATGATGAACGACGGGTTAGCTGCTTTAAATGGCGATGGGCAGCGGTGGGGTAAGTTTGTTAGAGCACTTACCGGATTGATACCATTCTCCCGAGCTGGCGAAGGGGTTTTTCAAGCAATCGATTCCTTCAAAAACGGGGATATGTGGGAAGGAATATTACATCTAATGTCCGCTCCTATCTACCAGGATACCGCAGAAAAGCCGGAAATGCCCATAGATCAAATAGAAGAAGACCTAATTACTGCTGGTAACAACTTTCTTAAACAGAAAGCAGCCGCAGAAGCTTATATCTTAGGAAAATCTTAAATTCTAAAATCAAAAAAACTTTAAACTTTCTCATTTAAACCCTTGACTATTATACACACTATGTTTATACTTATATTATAAAGTTTCTTAGCGAGGGGGAGAGATGAAGAAGTCTAAATTAAATAGCGCTTTCTTAGTAATCTGGATCGCTTTTTTATTTTTATGGGGATATACCGCAGTCAAAACCTTAATATTTATTTTTAAATAAGGAGTTATAAAAATTATGATAACATTATTAAATGGTTATTATGTAGATGATAACAATAACCGCTGGAATTCTAGTATCTATACTCTAGATCAAGCAGCAGAAGACTCTGCTACACTAATCAACTGCAACC